GAATTTGAGTATAATTTCTTTTTCATTTTAATTGGTAAAATAGAGGATATTAATATAATCATAATATATTCTTGAGAATCAAATTTATATCATGAAATAAAGAGGATAAAGGGTAGTATCAGGAAAAGTTGCAGGAGCGAAGCGACCCCCAGAAACTCCCAGAAAATTCCACCAGAATTTCTACAAAACTCCCAGAAAATTCCACCAGAATTTCTACAAAACTCCCAGAAAATTCCACCAGAATTTCTACAAAACTCCCATAAAACTCCCATAAAAACTTCCAGAAATCCCACACAAGATTTTCTACAAAACTTCTAACTAAAGCACTAGATATATAGTTTTATATGTTAAAAATAAAACATCATGCGGGATTTTTTTCATGTACATCTGTAAAATTACATCATATTATAGAGTATTACAATAAAGAAAAAAAATTACCAGAATACATAGATTGTTCGGAAATATTTTACCTTTATAAACCAACTTCATTAATGATGGAAGATATAACACATCATTTTTTTTCTACATCAAATTCAAATATCATTCAATATAATAAAGAAATTAATTTTAATTGGAATTATCAATTTGATATTTATAAATCATTAGATATATTATCTTTAGTTCCATTTATTCAAAATTATTTTTCTCCTACGAATGAAATATTAAGTATAAAAGAATATTTTATAGAAAAATATAAACTAAATATGAATGAATTATGTGCAGTATATTATAGAGGAACTGATAAATTTAAAGAAACTGAATTAGATATCTATGAAAGTTATATAGAGCAAATGAAAAAAATATCAGTAAAAACCTATCTAATTCAATCAGATGATCAGAAATTTATAGATATAGTTAAAAAGAATTTTACAAACATTATTATTATTGAAGAAAACCCTACATCCTATTTAAATATAGGAATCCACGATCAATATACGACAAATGAAAATTATGTAATGATTAAAATTTTATTAGCTACTATACTTATAATGTCAAAATCTAAATATTTTATTTGTTCAACTAGTAATTGTTCTTTATGGGCGATTTTATATAGAGGAAATACAAATAATGTTTTTCAAAACTTAAATAAAAAATGGATTACCATTGTAATACAAAATTACCATTCTTACCAACACTAATACCTACAAATATAGGTTCTGGAGATGGCTCTGGAATATATAATATAACTTCTTTTTTCTCTTTTTTTAATCTTTCTTTTTCTATTTGTTCTTTCTCTTTTTGTTCTTTCTTTGCTACACGTCTGTAATATGATTCTAATTTCTGTTTATTTATTCTATCTCTATGAGTTTCTCTATATTCTTTAGCATATCCTTTACTATATATATGTTGATAATGTTTTTGATATTCTTTTTGATATTCATTATATTCTTCTTTGTGTTCTTCTTTATATTTTTTCTGATATGCTATTCTTGCTTCTTTATTTTTTTGATAATATGTACTCATTTTATATTTAATTATTCTTTTTAGTTTTTAAGTTATGATAAAGACCTACATTCTTTTCAATCCATTCTTCTCCTCTATAAAATCTATATTTCGCATCAACAATTCTTACAGATGGACTCGGGAGATTTACTGGTTTATTCGGTAAATAGAATTGATAGAATACTAAAGAATATCTATTCCCTTCAAATGAATCTGTAGAATGTAATATCTTAGAAAAATCTGCTTTCATTGGTTTATGTTTTATATTAACATATTCTAATATATCATCATTATGAATTATTAAATCTCCTCCTAGAAAATCTCCAAATGATACTAAATATGAATCTCCTATATTATGTTTGTCTTTGTGTGGTAATGTCTTATAATTCTGATTTATTGTAATAGCATTATAAGATATATCTACATACTTTTCCGCAAAATCTAAAAACATCTTATAAAGTTCTGGACGCTTCCAACATTGACGAGAATAATCTGGAGGCAGATTTCTACGTCCAACTATTCCGAATGCTTGACTTCTACCTTCTCCCGTTTTCACTCTATATTTATTTACTGAGAGTGGTCTGCGTTCTAATTCCTCTATAATTTCATCAAACGCATTTGCTGGAATCATTTTCTTTTTAAATTAGAATATAATATTCATTTTGATAGAATGGATTATCAACCTCTTATAACTGCTGGTATGACTAGCACTATTATTCTTATCGCTGGAGTTTTTTATAAATTATTTTATCATTTTAATTGTAAGAGTAAATGCTGTGGTGGAGAAGCATCTCTTGAAACTAATATCTCTCCTAAGAATAGTGATTCTTTTTTACAAAAAAATAATACTTAAATATTATAAGAGTATATAATTTAGATTAAGAATGAAAGATGGTGAAAGATATATATTTAAGAATCATAATAGTTTTACTTTCAGAATAAAAAGAAAAACAAAAGATATATGTAATATAACGTTTGGAACATTATCAGAAGCAATAGAATATAAAAAAATATTTTTACAAAAAATCCAAAAAATTGATTCACATAACGGTAATAGTATTGTATTACTATAAATTGATTAAGATGTCTTCATCTTCTGAATTATCTTCTAAATTATCTGATGTATTAGAATATATTAGAGAAAAAGATATACCAAGTGATATTTATCTAAAATGCTGTAATGAACTGCAAAAAATCTTTAATAATAAAGTAGATGAAAATAAAATTCTTAGAACTTTAAATTATAATACTAAAATTATATTTCCATTAGGTTTAATCATTACAGTTATAAAGCGAAATATTTATTGTGGTTCAAAAAGTGATGAAATTACTTATAAAATTAATGATGAGATAAAAGCTTTAGATTCTAGTATGTTCTATAATATGATGATATCATATATTAAAAATTATAATGTTAAAATATATTATGATAATAATATGGATTTACCAATAGAAATTGATGATTGGAGTGAATATAAAAAGAGATATGCTTTAATTGAAAAAGATTCATGTAGATGTTCATGGGATGATGAAGTTTATGAATGTCAGAGTGAGCATAATAATTTTAGTGATTCTGAGATATTGAATTATTTACTTGCTATTGGTTGAATCATTAAAGATATTGTCTTAACTGTCTTTTCATTGTATGTCTTGTTATTTTATACATTTCAGACCAGTCTCTATTAAGATGTGATATATCAGAATATCCATCAGATTGTTCTCCAAGAAATGGATAACAAGCATAATTTTTACATTTCATTGGATAGAATATATCTATTGCCCATTTGTGTGGCCACCATAATAATGTCAATAACTTTTCTAGAGTCGGTTCTATATTAAAATACATCCAATGAGAATTAGAACCTCCATACGCTTGTAATAGTAAATTATTTTTTTCTATTCTAATCACTTTCTTAACGTCTTGGATTCCTAATTGACCACCATTAAATGTCTCCCATTCATCAAGATGTGTATCAAGATATTCTTTTATCTTTATCCATCGTTCTTTATAATCTTCTAATGGAACACAATCATCTTCTAATATCAATACTGTCTTTAAGCCCTCGGACTTAGCTTTTTTTAAGATCTCTATATGTGTTAGGGCTACAGCATCATATTTATTTTCTATTCTATTCTGAAATGGATTCTCCATTTGCACTCCTTCTGTTCGTTTTAGAATAAATGGAGCATCTTTAAAGTCTTCTTGTATTGATTCCCATCTATCTGTTCTATGTGTTTGATTGATTACCCATGCCGTTTCCATATATTCTTATTATAGATTAAAATGTTTCTTAAAATCGGCTATTGATTCTTTTAAAGTCGGTTTGTTCCATAAGATATTCTTGCTTAATGAACCAGCTGATGTCGGATCAGACCAATGCTCATTCTTTTTATGTCTTGCTAAATATCTTTCTTTTCTTTCTACATCGTGATTCTTTGTAAAGTCAGACATACCTTTGGCTCCAAAATGTGTCGTCTTTGTTGTTCCAGAATTCGTTTCAAAGACTGCTACATATTTCTTATCTGGCTTTGGTGATGGTTTGATAGATAGTAATTTCATTCTAATTATTATCTATATAAAGATTATATTATATAATGCCTTCCGGAAGAATCTATAGACTACAATGTCCCGATGGTAAATTCTATATTGGTTTCACTACTAAAACTCTCAAACAACGTTTAGCAGCTCATAAATCTAAGAGTCGTGAAACTAGGGAACAATCTAGAAAAATATATAAACATATTCTAAGTATTGGTTGGGATAATGTCATTATGGAACTACTCCACGAAATAGAATACACCGATAGAAAAGAAATTCTGGAACTAGAATCTGGAATTATTGAAACTGCTTTTGCTGATGGAAATTGTTTAAATTCTGGGAGAAGTTGTATCACTCTATAATAGTATGAAGAAAACAAATGAAATAGAATGGAATCCTATTCCGTCTGAAAATAAACCAAAAGATGCTAGACTTTCTCGTTTAGAACACGATTATCTACCTCAATTACCCGCTACCTTTTATGTTCTTGGGCAATGCGGTTCTGGTAAGAGTTCTATATTATGGAATCTCTTGACCAAAGGATACGTCCATGGTAAATCTAAGAAAAGCGTATTTGATGAATGTCTTATCTATTTAGGGACATTAGATAGTAAAGAAACTTTTGAAAAGAAATTACCTATTAAAAATAAATTAATTCTGGAAGAATATGACCCTAATGATTTTGAAGAATATATGGATGACCTTAAAAAGCATCAGATGGATAAATTAGAAAAGAATAAAGCACCTCTTAATACTTGTATTATCTTTGATGATTTTGTTGGTGCTGGTCTTATGAAAAAGCCTAGACCTAATGTTCCACCACCTATTGAGAAGTTATGTCTTACTAGCCGTCATGAAGCCAACTCTAGTATATTTTTCTGTTCTCAAGTATATAAAGGTTCTGGATTCTCTGTTCCATCTGTTAGAAATAACATTACTACATTTATTATTTCTAAAATGGGTCGTCAAGAATTAGCTAAGATTGCTGAAGAGTTATGTGGTGATTATGAACCTGATGAATGGTTATATCATTATGATTCTGCTCTTGCTAAAAGACCTTATAACTTTGTTACTTACGACCATAGAAGACCTGATGGTGATAAATGGCGAGAACGATTCCATATTCCATTTCCACCAGCACAAAGAACTCTAGAAATCCAAAGGTCTCTTAAAATGAAATCCAAAGCAATTGAAAGAAAAGATGAAGAATCTTCTTCCGATTCTGAATAAATATATACTCTATAATATAAGAATGCCTTTTAAAATAGAGAAAGTAGGTAAAGGTTATGAAGTTATAACAACGGCTGGAAAGAATAAAGGACACGCACATTCTAAACATCCTCTTAGTCATACTATGGCTGTTAAACAACTTCGTGCATTATATTACGTTGGTGCTGATAAAAAATAACATTATAATAGAATGACAGACGCTTTTACTTTAGGACTACATAAGATTCTTAATAATCCAAATACTTCGTTTATTAAGAATCCACACGTCTTCAATGAAATCCATAAAAATTCTAATATGTCTATGACTGCTATGATTCGGCATATTGGTAAAATGGAACAATCTTTACGGAAAAGAAAAGAACCTTCGGATAATGAAAGGTCTGAGAAAAGATTACACGAATTAGAATCTAAATCTTCTGATTAAAAATATTGTTATTTAATATAATGTCTTTTGGCAATCAGAGCGGAGATTTAGCAAGTTTTGAGGAAGTCGTTCCTGATGTGGCCCGTTTAACCGGTCTTACTCGCTCTAGCATCTTAACACAGAGACGCAGAGTAAAAATCGCACCTCAGTCCGGTCCTATATATGGTGGTGGTGGTTCTGGTGCTGGTAATGCTCAGTTACAATTTTTAATTGCGGATCAAGGAGGCCTTCTTGACCCTCGTTCCGTTTGCCTCAACTACAACATCCAGACTTCTGGTACTGGTGGTCCAGTTCCAGATGATGGCCACGTTTTTACGACCGTACAAGTCCTTCTTAACGGGCAACCTCTTGATAACATTCAGAACGCAATGAAACTCACAAATATGGAAATGACAATGGGTGGCTCTGAGACATATTACAAGACTGCTGCTAGTTTTCAGGGTTTTGAATTACTCAATAATGATTTAACAACAACTTTACCAGCTGCTGGTTCAAGCTCAGTCATCGCTTCTGATACCCAGTATGGTTATGTAGCTAACAATGTCGCTGATATTGCCGCCAGAACTACTCGTGCTTCTGCTCCTATTTTTGGCAATTTTGCTGGAGAACAGAGAAGCATCCCTCTTGGTCTTATTAGCGGTGTAGGACGTATGAAGACTTATGTTCCAATTGCGCTTCTTGGAGAAATAGCAATAATTCTTCAAACTGGTAGCAATGGCGAGGTCATGTTCAATCCTTCTTCAAATGTTGCTGGTGATTTTTCATTAGCCAACGTGTCTCTTGAATATGATATTGTTGTTCCTAGACCCGAATACATGGCTTTACTCCAGAAGATTGCTAATGATGGCGCGGATGCCGGTCTAAACTTACCTTATGAATCATCAATTCTACAAGCTGGTGCTGGTATTGCTGCTGGTTCTACTGCTCTTACAGAGAATACAGTCATCGTGTCAAGAGCAACAAATCATTTACTCAGATCATCTGTCGTCCAAGTCCCTACAGCATTATTACAGAGTGTGAATTATCCTTCTCAGTCTTGTTTCTCACACGCTGGTCTTTGGTCCGTTCAGTGGCGTATTGGGTCGCAGATGTATCCCAATTTACCAGCACAAGGTGATGCTGCCGTCTTTAATTGTGCGTTAGATGCGTATGGTTCAGTAGAACAAGAAAATGGTTCATGTACCAATCGTGTTCTTTGGGGTAACTCTACCAATGGTCTAACTGCTGGAACACCTGCTGTTTATGAAACTGCTTCTTTAGCGACAGGTGGCACTACAAAGTTTGCCTATGGCGACCGCTGCGTGCCATCATACGGATTCCGCACAGTTAAAGGAGAATCTGAGCCTCTTGATATTGATGGCGTCTCTCTTGCTGGTGCATCTGGATCTCAGGTCATAGTTTCCTTTGTATCAGCCCCTCCAGCCAACTATACCCCATTTGTATCCTTGGTTGCCCTCAGATTCATACAAGCCCAAGGCGGAGGCGTTCGTGTTGCCGGGGCGTAGTAGCCCCCGCATAACTACTTAAAAATTGAATGGATAATATAAATTAGGAAAGTATAAAATGGAATTGTGGAAAGATATTATAGATTTTCCAAATTACGAAGTAAGTAATCTTGGTAATGTGAGAAATAAATTAAGAGGCAATATATTAAAACCTAAATCAGTTACTAAAAGTGAAGGGTTTATTTATCATGAAGTATATATAACACATACAGATGGAAAACAAAAACATAAAAGTATTCATAGATTAGTTGCTAATGCTTTTATTCCTAATCCAGAGAATAAACCTCAAGTAGATCATATTGATAGAAATCCATTAAATAATAAATTAGATAATTTAAGATGGGCTACTCAATCAGAAAATAATAGAAATACTAAAGTAAGAATTGATTCTATTTCTGGTCATAAAGGTATTAGATATTGTCCTGAAAGTTGGGTTGCTAAATATTTTGCTAATAATAAAGAAATTCATATTGGAAAGTTTAAAACAATAGAAGAAGCAATAAAAGCCAGAGATGAATATATAGCAAATCTATAAAAATATAATAGAATTATTAATAATAATTGTCATTATGTTTCTGGTAATGGAAGAGCATCTAAGAACTTAGCTTGTTCATCAAGAGATTGTAATTTTTGATATTTATCATCTTGTTTATCTGTTAGATTATCATACTTTATTTTTCTGTTATTTATACTAAAGAACTCTTTTACTTTATTCGCTCGTTTTTTAGCATCTTCTTTTTTTTGTTCTTCTTGTTTTATTCTTTGTTCTTCTTCTTCTTCATCTGTTAAAATAGGTATGTTAGATAATCGGTTTCTTTTTTCTTTATCTTGTCTTTCTGTATCTTTTCTGTTTTGTTCTATTCTGTCTAATTTAGCTTGGTTAATAGCTTGTTCTAGTTTATATTTTGAATCATCTTTTTCTTTTTTTGCTTTAATAATAGCTTCTTGTTCGTTACTAGCAATTCTTCGTTCTCTTGCCATTTCTTCTTTTAGCATTAAAAGGTCTATTTCTTCTTTTTGTTTTTCTGCTTGTTCTAATGATATTTTTAATTTAGATAATATAGAATCTGCTTCTTCATCAACTTCTAATTCTTTGGTTAGAATTTCTACATTCTGTTCTAAAGAATCTTTTTTTTTTGTATCATTTTTTTCTATTAATTCTATTTGTTTTAAACAATAAGAATTATATTCTTCAAACTTGGCTGTTAATGCTTTTTCTTGTGCTTCATATTTCTGTCTTAATAAATCTTTTTCAGCATCTATCTTATGATAAAATCTAGTCATTTCATTTCTATAATAATCTGTTTTAGATTCTATAGTATCTTCAATAGAATTTACTTTAGAAGTAATTTTAGAAACTTTTAATTCTACTTTATTTTTAATAGTATCACTATTTAATTTCTTTTCTAAAACTCCTCTTCTATTTTCTATTTCTAATTTAATAGAACCTATTTTATTAATAATAGCAAATTGTTTATTCTGTGTAAAAAGATAATTGGCTTCACTCATTTTGTTTCTAACTTATTATACAGATTTACTTTAAGCAATTATTGATACCCCCTTAATTTATCGGACGGGTATTATAAAAAATAAAGAATTTTAAAAACTAGAGAAACTAAAGAAATTAGAGAAACTAGAGAAACTAGAGAAACTAGAGAAACTAGAGAAACTAGAGAAACTAGAGAAACTAGAGAAACTAG